TGACTTGTGACTTTTTGGTTATCGCTGGTGGCGGTGGTGCTTCTGGCGGTACTGGCGGTGGTGCTGGTGCTGGTGGTTATCGAACTAGCGCAGGAACTTCTGGCGGTGGAGGCAGTGCTGAAACCTCATTATCTTTGACAGCCTCTACGGGTTACACAGTTACAGTTGGTGCTGGCGGTAATGCTGGAACACAATACCCTTTCCTTAAAGCCACAAACGGGTCAGATTCAACCTTCGCAACTATCACATCTGCTGGCGGTGGTGCTTCTGGTTCTAGGGGTGGTTCGACTGCGATTGTTAGGGGTGTAACTGGAGGCTCGGGTGGTGGTGCTGGTGGTCAGTCTAGTTTTAATGCCCCTCCCGGTTCGGGAACAACAAATCAAGGTTTTGCTGGTGGCAATAATTACAACTCTAGTCAATACACTGGTGGTGGTGGTGGTGGTGCTGGGGCAGTGGGGGCAGACGGCACTAGTGGAGCTTGTGGCAACGGTGGTGCTGGTGTAACTTCAAGTATTACGGGTTCTGCGGTTGCAAGGGCTGGCGGTGGCGGTGCTGCTAAAGCCAACTCTGCTACTGCTGGAACAGGAGCAAACGGTGGTGGAAATGGCGCAGGGTATGACCAAGTGGGCAACCCCGGAACTGCATACACTGGCGGTGGTGCTGGTGGTGGGCATCAGGAACAACCGGGAGCTAATGGCGGTTCAGGAATTGTGATTGTGAGGTATGCAGCATGAGTCATTTCGCAGAGATAGATGACAACAACATTGTTCTGAGGGTCTTAGTTGGAGACAACGATTACCCAAATGAGGGCTACGACTGGTTTGTAGAAAATCTAGGGGGAACTTGGATTCAGACAAGCTACAACGGCAACATTCGCAAGAACTTTGCTGGCACTGGAATGATTTATGACTCTGAGCGTGATGCCTTTGTCGCACCTCAGCCTTTCGAGTCGTGGACACTAGATGAAGATACTTGCACATGGACACCACCGATCCCAAAACCGACAGACGATAAACTATACACATGGGACGAAGATTCCCAGACATGGAGTGAAATAAATGAGTGATGCACTTATGAAGGTAGTGATTGACGCTAAGGCGAAAACCACGAAATACATACCGCTTTCTGCTGAGGAAATTGCAGAGCGTGAGGCTCGGGCAGTTATCGCTGAGTCAGAGCGTGTCGAGCAAGAAGCTATTGAAGCTCAGACGGCAACACACCGACAAGCTGGTCGAGACGCACTAGTGGCACTCGGTCTAACCGAAGAACAGATTACCGCATTGGTCGGTTCATAATGGCAGTTACATCAACAGGCGTAACAGTCAGCACTTCGATCACAGCGGTTTCAGGACCTACTCTTAACCCAAAGATTGTTTACCTTCAGTCCGGCACTGCTGGCGCTGCTACCTATGTCGGCGGATCAAACGTGTCTGCTGCCAACGGGGTGCTTCTGAGCGAGACAAACAACGCAGTCTTTCAGACGAACGCAGATGACACGCTTTACTGCATCTCTGACACTGTCGGCGCTGTAGTCAAGGCACTAGAAGTCGAATAGCAATGGCGGAAGAATCGTCCTCCATACGGATAACTAATTATCAGGTATACGAAAAGCTCCTAGAGGTTTCTAACGTGCAGATCGAAATGGTTGCTGAGCTTCGTGGGCTAAAGTATCTTCCGCAAAAGGTCGCAGAGATTGACAACAGATTGTCTAAGGTCGAGTTAGTAGCAAGGCTTGTCTACGGCGTTTACGGGGCAGTGCTAGGCGCTGTCGGTATCGCAATGGTCGGATTACTAAGTGGCTAAGTGGCAGCACCCTTTTCCTGAATCCACAATCACGAGCCGATTCGGTTCAATGGCTAGACGACTCACTCCTCATCGTGGCACTGACTACGCACCCGGAGCTAACGAACTAATCCCAGCGGTCACAGACGGCGAGTGCGTGGCAGTACAGTGGTCAAACATTCTCGGCTGGGTAATGATCCAGAAGGCTTCTACAGGTAAGCATTACATTGGCTATTGCCACCTCTCCTGCACTAAGCATGGCATCAACTGCAAAGGTCCTTCACAACATCGAGACGGCTCAACTTGTATGTACAAGCTAAAGCCGGGGGACAAGCTCAAGAAGGGCGACCCAGCAGGGCGAGTGGGAAATACAGGCTCTGCATCGAAGGGCAGCCATTGTCATCTCACGCTCGGCACAACTCCTAAGAGTCCGTTCTATGGCAAGGTGTATGACATCGCTAAGTTCATCAACAAGCAACTGGTCGTGAAGGCGTGTCCAACGTGCAGACGGCCTTTGTAAAGCGTCTGGTCAAGTCCTTCACTGAGGGAATGTTCTTCATGCGTGACGAGCCTGAGTCCGAGACTGGACCAAACTGGAAGTTCCGGCGCAAACTAATCTTTGGGTCATACCGATTGGGTTTTGCAATGATCGTATTTGGAGCGCTGACATTCTTGGTTGACCAATGGGGCGTGGGCGTGACGCTGATCACTGGAGGTGTGTCACTTATCTCAATCATCACGACAGCTTATACAGTTAGTGCTTCGTGGCAAGACACTAAGCTAGTAGATAACGAATGGAGCGAAGATGTTTAGTAGAGAATTTTGGTCTTACAGCGGAGAACGTGCTTTGAAAACAGTGGCGCAATCTGCATTGGCTTATCTTGGAACCGGGAGCGTAGGTCTTTTCACAGTTGACTGGACTGGGCTGCTGTCAATCTCATTAGGCGCAGGACTACTTTCGATCCTGACTTCTATCGTTTCTAAGAAGTAGCTCTACGGCGTTTGCGAAGTCTGGCTCTTTCGCTGGAACTCAAGCCTCCCCAAATTCCATACTCCTCATTATTTATCATTGCGAAGTTTAGGCATAGTGCTTGAACAGGGCAAGCTTTGCAAAGAATAATTGCTTGACGCTTATCTGAATTTTTGTGACCACCTTCCGGGAACCAAGCTTCAGGATCAGACTGCTGACACGATGGTGTTCCGCTTTGACGTATGCCATTGGCTAATGCTGTAAGGGCTTGCTCTGAGTTCATAAGCAAAAGCTAATGCTGCGATGAGCATCTGTCAAATTAGCGCTCGTCTGCCGACGTTGCTCCCCAAATTCCGTAACGCTGATTTGTTTCCAGCGCATAGGTGAAACACTCCTCGACCATGTCGCATGACTTGCAGATTCTCTTGGCTACCTTGGTTGCAACCGTTCGCTTTTCAGGATCGTCAATGTCCTCCGGGAAGAAAACATCCGGGAGACTCTGACACTCTGGATCAACCTCGTTGGTCAATTTCAAGAAGCGCATGTAGGGACTTGATAAATGTCCGTTAGTTGCCATAAGGTAAACCTACTAAACAAGGAGGACAAATGGAAACACACTCACCGACAATTTTCAACACCGCAAAACTGGTTGGAACATTCACAGCAGGTTCTTCAGAGTGGCACGAGGCACGTCAAGACAGTCTGGGAGGTTCTGAGATAGGTGTGGCATGTGGACTCTCGCCATTCCAGTCACCCTTCAACCTCTGGGCTATCAAGACAGGACAGATTGAGCCTCCCGTAATAAACAACTGGGCAGTCAGGTTTGGACAGAAGTTTGAGCAGCCAATACTTGAACTGCTGGAGGAAGAACATCCGGACTGGGAGCTGTTTACCACTGGAACTTACCGTCACCTTGAGCGCTCTTTTATGACAGCGAACCCGGACGCTTTGGCAAAGGTCGATGGCGAATGGGTAATCGTCGAGGTCAAGACTTCACGCAATTACTGGAACGAGATTCCTCCAACTTACATTGCTCAGGTTCGCTACTACATGGCAGTCATGGGAGTGCAGCGAGCTGTCATTGTTGGAGTTGTCAACATGGCATGGGTTGAACACTGGGTCGAGCGTGACGAGTTTGAGGAGCATGTTCTAGTTGACCAAGCGACACGCTTCTGGCAGTATGTCCTTGACGGAACTCAACCAGACTGGGATGGCTCAGAGTCAACATACGAAACGGTCAGAAAATTACACCCAGAGATCAACGACGAGGAGGTTGAAATAGATGGGCTTCACATTCTATCTCTTGCACAAAAGGCTTACGACGATGCTGAGGACGACCTACGCAAACAAAAGTCGCAGGTCTTAGCAATGATGGGCAAGGCAAAGCATGCTTACGTCGAACACGAAGGCAAGAAGATTCGGGTCGCAACTCGTGAGGCACGAGGTCGCAACAAGCCGTTTCTAAAGGTCGTGAAATAGTGATGCAAGTATTCCTTGGCGATGATGTAACTCTGTTGAAGGAGATGGAGGGCGAGCTTTCAATTCTTATCTCGGGTCAAGTAGCAGGCGTTGTACTTGACGACAGAAAACAGTTGGAACGCATTTGGTTACATGGAATGGAGAACAGCTTTTGGATGAGCCAAGGCTGGAAATTTATAGAGGAGGAAGATGATGGCGAGATTTGACTTGTCAAAGTATGCAACAGTAGAGGAAAGACTTAGGGCATTCTGGTCCGAGCCTGATAATCAGGACGCTCGAATTGTCACTGTCAATCACACGAGCAATGAAAAGGACTGGTTGATGGAGGCGAGGCTGTACATGTCAGCAGGTGACCAAGCCAACGATCTGCCAAAGACTACGGGATGGGCATCTGAAACAAACGCTGATCAGTTTAGTTTAGAGCGATGTGAGACTTCCTCAATCGGCAGAATGCTCGCCAACTATTTGTACTCAGGTTCCAAGAAGGGTGAGGCTGCTCCAAGACCTAGTCGTGACGAGATGCAAAAGGTTGAGAGAGTAACCAACCGAGACTTTGTGGGTGAGGCAGATAGAATTACAGATGTTGAGTCTCTCCGGATGCTCTACGCTCAGGCTAAGGCAGCAGGCGCTCCTGCAAAGGACTTAGAGAAGGTGAAAGCTCATGGCGAAGCACTCGGTGCTAGTGGCAAAGATAGCGGAGCTGGAGCAAGCGTACCTAGTAAGTCTGCTAAAGGGTAATGCCGATGAAGCGCAGATGTGGAACCGGGAACTCATTCATCATTTGTTGGTGCTAAGTGACTCCCTCAGAGATTCAGAAACTCCTAGCCGATCTGACGGCGGAGAACACTAGAGGCGGTCAAGCACTCTACGAAGCCGAGGTGCGTTTAGCTGAGGCAGAGAATGAACTTGACTTGGTTGAAGCCAAGGCTTTTATCAAACACTCCGGGACGGTGGCTGACCGACAGGCACACGCACGCATTGAGGCTGGCGAGGTTCGCCTCCAGAGGGATTTGAGGAAGGCTGAGGCTAATCGTATCAGGGTCAAAATCCGAAGCCTAGAATCGTCGATCATGGCTGCTCAGACTCAAGCCAAACTCCTACAGGCAGAGATGAAATTGTGAAAGCAGCCGAAACAAGGAAGCTTCGAGAGCGTGATAAATGGTGCTGGCATTGTGGCGAGTCTGACAACTTGGTTCCACACCATGTCCAGAACCGAGGAATGGGCGGATCAAAGATTGCCGACAACCTCCAGAACGTCATTCTCGTTTGCGCTGAGTACAACGGGCGCATGGAGAGCGATGCGAATGTCGCAGCCGAGGCGAGAGACTTCGGGCATAAGGCTTCTAAGTTCTCAGCACCCGGACACCCGATACTTGACTACACCCGGAAGGTGTGGTTCACGCTGGACAAGCAAGGTGGCAAGACCGAGGTTGATCCACCGAGCTATCTAATTTAGCGTTATCAAAATGTTACAAAGTTTTTTTACACAAATGCACGATTGGAGTTGCACTTTGTCACATAGTGGTGCATAATTGTAACTACAACGACAAAGGAGAGCCAAATGACAAAGATCGAAAAGCAAATGCTAGAGCAGATCAACAGCAGCACTTCGACACTTTGCGCTACAGATTGGGCAAACGGAACTTGGACAGGTGCATACACCGAGGACAAGCTAATGCGAAGGGTCTACGCAATTTTAGACTTAGGCGAGAGAGGTCTAATTGTTGATCACTCCGGTAGCTGGCTTCACAGCTTCAACACAACCTGCATTCACTGCGACGATTAGTCAATAAGACAACGAAAGGAAAACAAAATGGCAAAGGCAACCCACACAGCTAAAAAGCTAGGAAACAAATGCAGGTACGAATACAGAGGGTTTGTAATTGAAAACCTTGCAAAAATTTACACCAACAAAACGGGATGGCGATTTTACCTTTTAGAAGATGCACGAAATGAGGGCAGTGAGGTGTGTACAGAGCCAACGCTCAGATGGGCTAAGGACAGGATTGACATGGATGTAGAGGACAGGATTGAGAAGCTGGGGGCTTAGGCTCCCAGCTCAACCAACGAAAGGGGGCTTGAATGAGCGACAAGATAAATCAACTTGCAAAAGAGATGAGTGAGAGGGCGCTGGCACTGGAGGGAGCTTCAGTACCAGAAGTTATCTATGAGCGAGTCTACGAACCGAGCGAGGATCATAAAAAGCTATACTTCAACGCAGGTCGATGGAGCGCCGGGGCAACCGACTGGACAGCTCGCAAAGCGTATGAGGAATTTATGAAAGAGGAGGGCAAGTGAGCATTCAGGTAATGAACGCAGTGTGGCAACACTCGAAGTCAGATGGTCGAGCGAGGCTTGTTATGTTAGCGATTGCGGATCATCAAGGTGAGCTTGGAGCTTGGCCCTCGTTGGCGACTATCGCAAAGATGGTGAACTCCTCAGAGAGAAGCGTCCAGAGAGACATTGACTACCTGCAAAACATCGGTGAACTTGAGGTGCATTATCAGAAGGCTCCAACCCGGAATCATTACAAGTCCAACCTCTACTTTGTGAAACTGGAAGGGGTGACAGAATCAGAGGGAGGGGTGACAAACGCACAACGAGGGGTGACAAATGCACAAGGAGGGGTGACAGCAGGTGGCGTGCAATCCCTTATAGAACCCTTAAGAGAAACCTTAACTAACCAGCACGAGAATGTTCTCTTTGAAGAATTTTGGAATGAGTACCCAAAGAAGGCAGACAAGAGACGAGCGCAGAAGTCATTCTCCTCAGCACTCAAGCGAGCCAAGTTCGAGGAATTGCTTGCAGGAGCTATCGCCTACAAAGGCTCGGTCAAAGATACTGACATTCAATTTATCAAGAATCCTGCTACTTGGCTAAACGCCGACGCTTGGGAGAACGAGATTCAACCCTCGGCAGAATCCGAAGCAGCAGAACGGTCAAGACTTCGGAAGCAACGTGACCTTGAAGCCTCAAAGCTTTTCTTGGAGGAGCAAAAGAAACTTACGGAACTTGCCAAACCAGCTCCGAACTGCGAGCATGGAGTTTCAATCGTTAGGTGTAGAAAATGTCTGAGCTGATCCAACAGTGTCTTAGGTGTGGCATAGTATGGGAATCCATAAGTGGACGCAAGCACAAAGACTTTTGCGAAAGCTGCCGAGCTAGGAAGGTGCAAAAGATTGAAGGTTGCATTGTCTGGCATGGACACTTTGCAGGAGACATGGTTACTCCAGTCGACGAGGAAGGCGTTGCAGTGTTGCGTGGTACTCGAACTTGTGGCAAGCTAGATTGCGTCAACTCATTACACATAGAAAAGGGACATGATGGTAAAGAACGAAGCTAAGATTACAGTCACAGGTTGGCTAAACGACACAAAGACATTTGATTGGGGCAACGTCGGCAAGGTTGCTGTCGATCAGCGACGCAAGAACGACGACACAGGCGAGTGGGAGACAGTAGACAAGACTGTTTACGATGTTGTCTACGAGGGCAACTTCCCGGATGCCAAGCAAGCAACTGTCACTGGTCGAATCACCGGAACAAATGTCTACGAAAAGCGTGACGGCTCAACAGGATTCAGCATCAAGGTAAGAGCGGATTCAGTAGAAGCTGCTGTAGAAGCGGACGTACCGTTCTAAACTAGACGGGTGATAACACTTGAGGTTCGAGGCATACCAGCTCCGCAAGGAAGCAAGACTATTTACAATGGTCGGATCGTGGAGTCGGGCGCTAAGAAACTAAAGCCTTGGAGAAAAGCAATCGCAGACGTTTGCTTTGACCTACTCTCCGAGAACGCTGGACTGATACTCGGTCCGGTAAAGGTCGAGGTGGACTTTTATCTGCCTCGACCTCCTTCTGTTAAGAGGAGTAAACGGGAGTGGCCTATCGTCCCTCCCGATCTGTAGACAAGCTTTGTCGTGGATTGTTGGATGGACTCAACCAAGGCGCTGACACTGGCAAGGTCGGTGACGGGATAATTTACGCCGATGATTCTCAAGTAGTTGAGCTGATAGCTCGCAAGCATTACGCCGACGACTGTGAACCCGGCGCAACAATAATAGTCACAGCACTCTAAAAAACCGTTACCAAGCTGTTACAAACTTTTTAGCAAATGTCGCACTTTGTCACAAATGTATGCAACAATAGAACCACAACAACGAAAGGGAATCAGATGAACACTTACAACTACCAAATCGAAGCTTGGTACCAAGGACAAGAAGCCACATTCACAGATGGCAGAGGCGGCTTCACACTAAAGGATGCAAAAAGGAACATGAGGGCAGCACTAAAGCGAACCGATAAGGTTGAAGGACTCTGTGCTATGGGTCGCATCCTTTCCGCATACCCTGAGCGTCAAGACGCAAACTAATTTAGAA